TTCAGTTGCAGTACAATTTAATATTTCCATAACTCTACGAGAGCTCGCTCCATAAAGTACTGCGTACAAAATTGTTTTAGCAAGGTTACGATCCTTTAAACCTAAGTTCTTTTGATTGTAAGTATGTATGTCGCCATTTAAAATTAAATCAACGTATTCTTTACCACCTGTATAATTATAGATGTAGTGGGCTAGACACCTTGCTTCTAATCCGCTTGCGTCACAGCCCACTAATACATAACCACTAGAGGGAGTAAAGAGCTCACGGCATTCTTTGCCGTAAGGGGAATGAATACTAGGCACTTGTTGTAAATTAGGTGATCTACTACTCATTCGACCTGTTGTTATGTTCGTTATATAATTAGTATGTACTCGACCATTTCTTACAACTTTTAGCCAAGCGTGTTTACCATCACTTAACATACCTAATCTTTTTTCAATTAATAAATATTCGTTTAGTTCTTTTGCTTCGGGATAATCTAAATGACCTAAAGTTTCTTCATCTACTATTGGTAATCCTGTTTCAGAAAACTTTTTAGGTTTCCAATTTCTTAGTTCTATTAATCTATTTGATATATGTTGACGACTAGACGGATTAAACTTAACAGTTTTAGACTTCCTGACTGGCACTCCTTTTTTATACCCAAGTTTTTTATTATTAACTTTAGGTATAAACTCTCCTAAATCTACTTCCCAATCAGGAAATCTGTTTTCTAAACTTAATTTTAAATCATGTGTTTTACCAAGCAACTTAGCATGTAATTCGTGTGCTTTGTTTTCGTCAAACCCAAAACCTTTTTCTTCTTGTGCTTTAAGAATATTTGCTACCTCATGTTCTAAATCTATACTCTCCTGGCTAAATCCTTTTTCTAAAAGTTTTTTGTATAACAAAGAAGTTAACTTTACATCTTGAATACAATAGTCAAGCATAGCAGGTGTAAAAGTATCAAAACTATATACCTCTGCAAAATCGCCTTTATGAAAATTTAATCTTTGACCCCAAGCTTTTAAACTGTGTTTACCAACAACAGTTCTATCAATGCGATCACTTGCCAACAATTTATAATCTACGCTATTCGCTATGTCTGGGTAGATAAGACGGCTTAAACATAGAGTGTCGTGTACTAAGTCAGGGCTGTGATCATAGTTATATAAACGTTTAAGTACTGGAAGGTCGTACTTAATTACGTTATGTCCCACGATTAAATTATCGGCAAGTAAATCAATACCTTTCGGTATATCCCGTCCAACGAACGAAATTTCTTCTCCGTCTTTTTGCAAGACTAAACAATGTACTTTAGATGGATTTAGTCCATCTGTTTCTATATCAAAAATTATTGGTTTGCTCATATTCTAGTAACCTTCCTGTATCTGAATTATATTCTATTGTTGTACCTATGCCCGTAATACCTGCAAATCTATTTTTAAGAATACGAACAATTGTTTTCTTTCCATTAGTTTGATCTGAAACTGATCTCTCTACGCCCAGACAAATATCACTTAGTTGAGCAATACTTGCACTACCTCTCAGTTGTCCTAATGAAGTTTTTAAACCATCAGTGTGATCTTTGTTACCCTCTGGTCTTTTTAAATGTGATATTATTATAACACCAATGTTAAGTTGTTCTGTTAATGCTCTTAACTTTGTCATTAATACATCTATGGTTTTTCTTTCATCATAGGTTTCTAAACCACTTACAATAATAGAAATGTGATCTATAATTAAATATTCAATGTCTAATGCTTTTGCAAAAAACTTAATTTTATTTAAGATTGTATCTTCTTCTACTGAACCCCAATGGTCATACAAAAATACGTTGCCATTACCTATTGTTTCTTTGTAACCTTTTTCAAGTTCTTGTTCAGTAACTTTTTCCCTATCTATATGTATAGGTTTATTTAAGTGTAATCCTATTATGCCCTCACAAGTTCTTTTTAAACTTTCTTCCAAAGATATAATACCAATTCTTTTTCCAGATTTAATCAAATGATAAGCTATTTCCTTAGTCATTAACGACTTACCAATTCCTGACCCCCCACATATTGTGACTATCTCCCTCTTACGTATACCAAATAGCTTTCTATTTAATCCCTCGTATGGGTAAAATGCAGTAGCTTTTTCATCTTCCTTTTTAATTACTTCCCAAAGTTCTTCACCAGCGACTACGCCATCAGGTCGGTAAGTCTTGGCTTCCCACATAGCTTTTATGACATCTGATCCTAAACCTTGAACCAACATCTCGTTGACATCTTTTAAATCAAAGTTTGCAATCTTAGCTTTACCTACTGATAATAGTTCAGCACATTTTTTAGCACATTCCTGACCCGCATCATCTTGGTCAAAAAAGAAAATTACAGATTCATAGCTTTCAATAAATTCTAGTTGCTTCTTTAACGACTTAACTGCCCCGTTAACTCCATTAGGAATACCTACAACGCTGTATTTATGATTAAATAACTGAGATAAACTACAAGTGTCTATCTCGCCCTCGCAGATACATAATATTTTACCGTTACCACGCCATAGGTGTTGACCATAAAGTGTAGCTTGGTTTATATCGCCAAGTGTTTTAAACTGTTTATCCTTGTATCTAATTTTTTGAAATACAGGTTTTTTATTTTTATCGTAGTATGTTGCTACTTGTACAGTTTCTCCACCATAGTTCGCAACTTTGTAATCCCACTTTTTACAAGTTTCCAAAGTAAGTTTCCGCTTTGGTAAACTAACGGCTTGACCCGATAATAAGTCGGCACTAAGTGACTTCTTAGCCACTGTGCTATTGTTAGTAGGATAAATAGTAGTGTTGCAAACGAAACAATGAGTATGACCATCAGAGTAGAGAGCCATTCCATCACTCGATGTGCAGGTGTTACAAGGTAAGTGTTTAATAAACTCACTATCATTTTCATCTTTATTCATTCCAATTATTCCTTCCTAAATTTAATCTATCGTTTTCTACCTTTTTTAATTTTTCTTGTGCTTCAGTAAGTTGCCTTTGTAACACTCCATTTAATTTTTGTTGTGCCTCAGCAATCTCATTTACATCTTTGATACGAGCATACAATGCTCTTATCTGTTCATCTTTTTCATTGATGATTATTTGATATTCTTTAGCTGTTTTCTTTACTAACATTTCCAATTACCCATTCGTTAGGAATTATTTTGTCAGCAAACATAAAACCATTTTTATTACACCAATCGGCATAACTTGTTTTAGAACCTTTATAAATTTTATTTTTAGAGTTACCAAAAACAAATCTAATATCTAAATTAGGTTGTTGCTCTTTTACCAACAAATGTTTTTTCCTATCCTCTCGTTTAAAAAAACCTTTAATCTCAACTAACACACCATTATCTAATTCAATATCGGGTGTGTACTTGTGTTTTGTAGCGGGCTTAAAGTAGCCTACAACACGTTGTTCATACTTAAAACTAATATTCCTTTGTTTTAAATTATTAATAACGTTTTCTTCAAGCCCACTACGATAACTAGAAGTCGTGTTCTTGCGAAACTTCTTCTTGTTTTTTCCCATGAGGTACATTGGAAACTTTCTCTGCCGTAAAGCCATAATCATAATCTGATTTGGACTCAGATTGTTTATTGGGTTTTTCAGAAACAACTTCAATTAATTGCACTGCTTTTAATCTTAAAGTTACTCCAACTCCTTGTAAGTTGTTTGCCCAAGAAACAGCTTGAAAGGCGATCTTCATTTTACTACCGCTATAAATCGGTTGTTCTTCCGCTATAGTTTTATCGGCATTTAAAATCTTCGGTCTTTGCTCGAAGTCAGTCCCGTCCTTCATGGTTACTTTGTTTTTAAGTTTAAATTTAAACTCAATACCACCGTCTTTTAAAACTTTATATTGATTGTGAGCAGAACGCTTTTGCGTATTTTCTTTTTCTTGTCTCGCTTTCAATGTTTCCTCATAAAGTTTAACAATGGGTTTTGCATGTTCATCAGATAAGACTAGCTTAACTGAGAATACACCTGCTTTCTCAAACTGAGTGTCAGCCGTAAATAAATACGGATAATGTCCAACTCCCGTTTCAGTAGTGTGTATTTGTTTTTCATTTATCATAAGTGTTTTACCTCCAAGAGTGTTACTAATGTCGTTATACTTTGTGGGTTTTGTAATAAGCTAAACCACATATTGCACAGTATAACCTTTTATATATCCAAACAACGCCTAATCTTTTTTTACAGATCACGCATGTCTTTGAAGTTTCGCCATTCATAATATTTTTCTTTCGTATTAGTTATTACATTTAAAGATTTACGATCAATAGGTTTAGGATAAACATAACCCCAAACACCTTTATCAATTTCTTTAAATTCATATCCCGCACCAAGTTCAATACGATTGGCAGTTCTTAAATCCAAACTATCAACTTCATAAAGTTCGCCTCTGATACCATAGTTTGAACCTTTCTTTTCAAAAATATACGGAAACCAAAATCCCGTCATTTGAAAACCTTTTCGTTTTGTAATATAATTACCAACTTTTTTACTACGTTGTAAAACATAGTTCAAAGCATACCCTTCTTTGAGAGTTCCATATACAAACAATTTCATTATTTTGCCCTTTCTTTTTTTCATCTATGTAATTACTAGACTTGTAATATCAACTAAAAAAATATTTAGATTTAGCTATTTCGTTTATGTCTAAATTACCCCTTGCAGGTGGTTGAGTTAAACGAGTTCGTAGTTTAGCTGGAAGCTGTGAGCTCCACTGCTCGTACAAACTCGTTAAGTAGTCCTCTTTAAATAGATCAATAACGACTTGTCTAATAATTTGGTGAAGTTGGTCAACACGGTTAGGATTAGTTGCAAAACTATCGTGCACCATCATTAAATCGTTTATAGGATTATCTGCATTCTTACAATACAAAGAAACTGCTTGTGCAATACAACCGTCTAAACTGTGAACAATGTTGGGTGAGCAACTTGATGAATACTTACGGGCATCTTTTTTATTTAGTTCTCGTCTATAAGTCGTATAAACTAACGAACCACTTATAGCTGTCTTAACTTTAAATGGTATTAAATATCTGTAGTCCATTTCCACAGGAAAGTTCATTGGTGTTACCCATTTCATAGGAAGATTTGCCTTTGCAAATAATTTAGAACAATCTTGAAACCACTTCATAAGCTGTGCCTCTAAATCTATTTCTTCTTCCATTTTATCCCAAACAATTTTAGCTAACCAACGACAATCACTAAACCCGTCATCTTCTAAAACCTTTTTGCTTGGATCAAACTCTATTATACTTTTATATTCATCAAAAATTTGTTGACGTGCACCGTATGGTTTTAACGAGTACACATAAGTCATAATATTTCGCTTCACAATCTTTCTTGTAATACCAAACTGCAACCAACGATTAGCTTCTAAATAACCTTGACTAGCCTTCAGTTCAACTTCTGCCTTAACTTTCTCGGCAACGGCTGAGTAAATATCTTGTGGTTTATCACTCGGCAATACATTTACTTTCTTTGCTGTGTTTTCATCTCTCATTAAAATTGAAAGAACCTGAAGTCCTGAACAAGTTGCGTCCATAGACACAGGTAAATTACACTCGTACCCCAGCCCCTCTTTTTTAAGTCGTTTAAGGTGCATACAAGTATTAAGAAATTCCATTGGTTTGTCAGCGTAGTTCCAACCTTTGTTATCCAGAGGTGCATCAGCGTATGCTATAAACTCGTCTAACTTATCTTCTGTAAACTTATATCTATCTTGAAAAGAAACTTTGTCATTACCCCAAGTGTTTGAAGCGTGAACGTACAGCCAAAACTTTCCTATCTCGTTTATAGGTTCTTTATTTGCAAACGTTATTAACGACTTAATCTTCTGATCAGTCTGGTAGGTGATGGTAGTTCCCATACAATACAGTCTACCTCGTTTATCAGAAAAGATTGCAAAGTATATTCTTTCAAACTCTAAATATTCTATAGCTAAATCAATAGCCACTAACGTGTTTAAAACTTTAGAAGACCGAGCTATCTCGTCATTGTAAACTCGGTTAAGATCACGTTTATATTTAATACGAAGTTCAAGTATCTCATCAACTTTCGGATCACGGTAGATACCCTTCGGTTTGCCTTTCTCGTCTAACAGGCTTTCCCTGTCTGGAAACTTACCGAGTCTAAGGTTGTTATTCCAGATAGTTCTAAAAACATCAAACATATCTTTATCAATTTTAAATGGTACAGATTGCAAATGATTTACTGCATCATAAAAATCTTTTAGCTTGTCGTTATCTAAAGTATGGAGATATGTGTAATCGTGTGTTTTAATTAAAGGTTGTTTAGAGAGATACTCGTTATGGAAACCACCATTAAACGGAGTAGAGTATGGCTTTGGTGGAACGACCATAGCTTTATAATATGGTGTTAATACACTACATTCAAACGAGTTATCTTTAATTTTCTTTTCTACTTCTGGCTTCAAGACTAAATAGTTTACGGTTTTATCTTTACGTTCTCTAACGGGTTTTAACTGACACAAGCCTGTAGCTTTGATACATAAATCTATTAGTTTCATACCTACAAGTGCTTGTTTTCTTATGTCCCATTTATCAACCTGAACCTTGTACTTGTTCAGGGTATGGGCAAAAACTCGTTTACGGTGTTTAACATTACTTGTTCTTTTTACTAAATCTCTTAATACAACGGTGTGAAGGTGAGGTTCTTTAGCTTTGAACAATTGGTTTTGTAGTTCAACTTCAATCATACTTCCAATTTGTAAAGCTGTTTGGGCTAATGTTTTGTGTGACGCAATACAATCAATAATTATTTTTAATGTAATTAATGAAATCTTTTTCGGGTCATTCAAATCTCTTAATGGTTCGCTAGCTGTGTGTTTCCTACCTGCAATTTTATACTGGCTGTTAATGAACAACTCAACTCGTTCTGACAAAGGCACAAGTAACTGTTTCTGCACATAAACAAAAGGTGGCGTAACACTGTTACGACCTTTCTCTTGGTTCTTTCTTTCTGATTTATCGTAACGTTCCTTACCGAGTTTGATCCAACTGCCTTCCCTGTCTAGCTCTAAATCGTGTAAACTTTTGTTATCCATTTATATCCTTGATTGCATTCCTTATGTCATCTTTAGTTGGGTGGTTGTATCTTTGAGTAATACGTATATCTTTATGTCCCGCAATCTTCTGCACAACTTCAATACCAACTTTCTTGTTCAATAACCTTGTTATGTATGTATGTCTTAACGAGTGCATAACAAAATCTTTTTCATCTGACAACCCTAGTTTCTTTCTAACTTGTTTCCATGCCCATTCAACAGAGTGTATAGACAACGGAAATGGTCTAGCTAGTTTCATCTTTCTTCGTCTATTTAATATAGCTTTTACTTCATCAAAGATTGGAACATATCTATCTTCGCCATTCTTGGTGTCAACTATATTTAAGAAATCATCTTGCACATTATCCCATGTTAAATTTAACAGTTCACTAACACGGCAACCTGTCAAGATTAAACATTCCCAAAGATCGGATTCGTCATACTTGTACATATCTTTTGCTGTAGTCAATAACTTCTTTTCTAAATCAGCATTCAATACAAACTCTCTTTGATTGTTAACAGATTCGTATTCAATCAAAGGCACACCCCATGTAAATTTAAAACCTTTTAGTCCTCTTGCATAAGTGCATAACTTTGAGAGTGACGCAAGTTTTGTGTTTATAGTTCCGTTCTGATATTTAAGAACATTCTTACAGTGTACTTTGAAGTTCCTTACGTTCTCTGTAGCTACATCATTTAGTAGTTTGTTTAGTCCGTAATACTTACCAAATACTTTGGCATTCTTTTTAGTTAACTTACCGTTCTTTTGATTTGACCAATACTTTTCATCAACTTGGTCTATTGCTTGTTGTATATTAATTTTTAGCATTTGTACCTCTTTTAAAGCTGATACAACTTACTACATATAAAAAATACAAAGTCAACTAATTTTCTGGTTTGCAATCGTAACTTAAATAAGCTAGTTTGCAATCGCAACTTATGATAGTGAAATCAAATTTTTTGATTTTTTAGAATAATTCTAAACTAGATTAAAAATTAAATATGACGTTTGTTTTTAGACACCCGAGTTTTTACAAAAAATTAAAAGAGAATAACCGTGCAGATGCAAAACGAAATAACTCGTTAACAACTAATAAAAATATTAATAAAAATAATAAATCTAATATAAAAGCTGTTGCAGATGTAAATACGGTAAAAACGGTAAAATCGGAAAAAACGGTAAAATTGGATAAAAAAAATCTTTCATAGATCAACGGAGAACCCCCTTAAACAATTTTTTCGGGGGTAAGTACCCACCAAAATAAAACGAGTTATTTAAAAAATTATAACGAGTTGTTTTCTTTATTCGGGGTAGTTCTTGAACCCTAAAAAATTTTATTAGTAATTAGAGTAATATTTAAACGAGTTATTTATTTGGGTTGCCGAATAAGTGTTTTAAGTCGTTTATGATAGTAAATAAATTAAGGGTTATTTAATGGTTTTTTTGTAATTTCTCGCACGGTGTTCCTAGAAAACACAAACTCGTTAAGCTGATTTACCTAATAAAACTAAACCACCAATTATTGAAAACAGCGACAGCACAAAACCAGTGGAAGAAACTGAACCCAAAGAAATAAATAAAAAGATCATACCCAAAAAAAACAACATAAAAGAAAATAATTGAAACATATAAAAGCCCTTTCAAATTTAACCGTTCACGGAATTAAAAGAGGTCAATTTCAAAAAACCCCGTGAACGACTATGTATATAAAAATGTTGCATAATTACAACATCTAGTGTGATAAAAATGCAACAGTATCTATATAGTGTATTTTTACAGCTATTCAAGAATAAAACTCGTTTTTTGTGTAATTATTTTAAAATTTTGGTAAATTAAAAACAAATCAACAATTAAAAAAAGAGGTCAATATGTGTTTAATTATACAAGGTAGTCCGAATAAGATTAATCGGAAAATAATTGAAAAAGCATTTAAACAAAACCCGCACGGGTTCGGTTTAATGTACATTTCAAAAGATACTAAACGAATAGTATCTAAAAAGTTTTTTACAAAAAAATTAAATAAGATTGTAAAAACTTTCAACCAACACAAAAACAAGTGTGATGAAATTGCTTTACACTTTAGAATAACAACTAACGGAAACACCAATAATAAAAATTGCCACCCGTTTAAAATTCTACAAAGCGAAAACGATAGAATTGATTGCTCGTTAATGCACAATTCCCCGAGATTGCCTAGCCCACTTTTAAGCGATCAAATGAGCGATACTTATTATTTTAGTAAAATCATTTTAAGACCGATTTTAAAAAATAATTATAAGTTAATTGATAATGAAAAATTTATTGATTGTTTAGATACTATCGCACAAGCCGAAACGAGTTCACGGGTTTTGTTATTGGATACTTATACAAACTCGTTTCAATTTTTAGGACAATGGCACGAGCATAACGGTTTAAAATATTCTAATGACTTGATTATTGAAAAAAATAAAAAGCATTATTATCGTTATGATAGCGACTTTTATTATGACCAAACTATTAAACCAAAACCAAAAATTAAAGTTCAATATGGTTCTAATAATAAACCTATTTATTCAAATGGGTTTTGGGAAAGTTCAAATATAAAAGACGTTTCAGTTTCGGCTAAAGATTTAGAAGATTTAAACGGGTTAGTTCAAAGTTTAGATTTATCCGAGATTAAATCTTTATGTAAAGAAAACCCCGAGTTAGTTTCGCATTATGTTTTAGCAAATTATTCGGGATATGATTTATCCGATAGTACAGATTGTCAGTTATATTTTGATGAGCAAAATTCAAATATAACTTTTGATGATACAAAACCATTAACTAATAAAAGAGGTCAATAATGAAAAAAAAGAGAACAATTTTAAAATATAAAACTTTTGATAATTTATATTTAAGTAGTGAAATATTTAATGTCTTAAAAAAGTTTAGAGAGAAAAAACAAGTTTCAAGATATTTCAACTTGTTTAATTCTTTTGATTTAGATCAAACTACTATGATCGTTGACAATTTAAGATTTAATTCGTTTCATCAAAACGACTTTGTAAAATATGAAAATAATGAATTACGAGAAATTAATTCAAATAGTTTATATTTTATAAAATTAGATCATTATATAAATTCTTTAATTGCATATTCATTTATTAAAAATATTTATTATGCTTTGAGAAACGATCAAACTTTAAACGATAATGTAAAAAGTGATTTATGGGCTAGTATAAGAAACGATTTCAGTATTAGCACGAATACGATTAGACACTCTTTAAATATCTCGTTAATTGATCTATACGGTTTAAGCCATTTAAACGGGTTTAGGTCGTTTCAAAATATGATTTTAAACCGTGCTAGAAGAAACTCGTTATTAAAAGATGTTTATTCAAGTACTTTAAAAGCATTTAACCAACTATTGAATTATTTAAAATGGGATATTCAAAACTCAAATAAAATCTTTCAGTGTTGTTTATCGGGTTTATTTTATAGGTTTGGTTCGGTTAGTTCTTTTTATAAAGATATACCGATTTCAAATTTAGAAAATGTTTCGGCAAAATATAGATTAGTTTTTTATGATAGTGAAA